GAAAGTGCAGTATGTCGAAGCATATATGAAGGTAGATATGACAGGGGACGGTATTGGTGAGTTAAGACGCTTATGTTGTATGGGCGATAATTACGAAATTAAACGCAATCTGCCATGTTCATATATTCCTTTTGTATCTTTCTGCCCTGATCCTGAACCACATACATTTTTTGGTTTAAGTGTTGCAGATGTTACTGAAGATATACAAAAAGTTAAATCATCTGTTTTAAGGGCTATGCTAGATAGTCTTGCATTAAGTGTTCACCCAAGAGTTGCGGTTGTTGAAGGACAGGCAAATATAGAAGATGTGATGAATACAGAAGTTGGCGGTATTATTCGTCAACGAAATGCCGGAGCTGTTCAACCGTTTAACCTACCGTTTGTTGGTAAGGACTGTTTCCCAATGTTGCAATATCTTGACGAGGTTAAGGAAAATAGAACAGGAATTTCCAAAGCATCAATGGGCCTAGATCCTGACGCATTACAATCGACAACTGCCGCAGCTGTTAATGCTACGATACAAGGTGGTCAACAACATATAGAATTAATTGCGAGGATATTTGCTGAAACAGGCATGAAGCAATTATTTAGAGGTATATCGGAATTATTAATCACACATCAAGATAAGGAACGGGTAGTTCGTTTGCGTAATGAGTGGACTCCTATAGATCCTAGAGTTTGGAACTCAGGTATGGATCTTGTTGTAAATGTTGGTTTGGGTAATGGATCAACACAAGAGCGTATGCAGTATTTAGGTATGATTGCAAATAAGCAAGAACAAATCCTACAGACATTAGGTGTAACCAACCCCTTAGTTGATATGACACAATATAGAAACACTATGTCAAAAATGGTTGAGTTAGCTGGATTTAAAGACGCTGCATTATTCTTTAAAGAAGTGCCACCTATGACACCAGAACAACAAGCCGCTATGCAACAGAAAAAACCTGATCCAGCAGAACAGTTAATTCAAGTGCAAATTAAAGAAATAGAAGCGAATATGGCTAAAGCTGCTGCAAAAATACAGTTAGATACTGAGGAAATGAAACGAAAAGATGACTTGGAAAGGGATAAGTTAGACTCGGATATTGTCCTAAAAGCAGCTGAAATAGAAGCAAAATATGGAACTCAAGTGGAAACAACTGTTATTAGAGCTTTAGTGGAAAGGGATAGAGAGCAAATGAAAACACAACAAAGATTAATTAGTGAAATAGGAAGGGTTAGACAATGAATGAACAAGAAGTAGAAGATCTAATATTATTTGGAAAAAATGCAAAACGCATTTTAGAAGATCCGATTTTCGTTCAAGTTATGCAGACTGTAAGAGATGATATTCATTTATCCTGGTCGCAAACTAATCCTAGAGATACAGAAGATAGAGAACAATATTACAATCTTTTGAAAAGTATGGATTTACTTGAAGAAAAACTTTGGGCGGTTGCTGATAACGCTCAAATTATAAAAATTAAATCAGACAAGTTTGTAAACAAACAAAAAGGAGTTTAATATGAACCAAGCGACACCCCAAATAACGGAATCGCCAGACATTGAAAAGACTACGATAGACAAAGTTGGCGATATTTTGGAACGGATTGAAAAAGCCGAGAACCCAGAATTAGCACAACAACAACAGTTAGACGAACAACCACAACAGGAAGTTGAGTCTAGCGAGGGTTATGAGGAAGAAATTGTAGATGAACCTTCTGAAGTTGAAGAAGTTGAATTTACAGAAGAAGAATCAGATCCCGAACTGTATGAAGATGAACACACCGATAATGAATCGGAATCGGACTTTGATGAAAGATTTTACACCGTTAAAGTTAATGGCGTAGAAGAACAAGTAACCGAAGAAGAATTATTAAATGGTTATTCAAGGACAGCAGACTATACGAAAAAAAGTCAAAGACTTGCTGAAGATAAAAAACAATTTGAATCTGAAAGACAAGATTTTGATTTTGAGCGTAATAAAGTTATAGAGGAGCGAAATACATACTCTACACTTTTAACACAAATGGAAGAACAACTTAATCAATTCAGCCAAGTGCCTGAACCTGATTGGGATTCACTTTACCAACAAGATCCTGTTGCCGCAAGTAGAGAGCAACATGATTGGAATAGAGCTAAACAAGTTCAACAAGAAAAGCTACAAGCTGTAGCTGAAGAAAAACAGAGATTAGCAAATGAAGAATACCAGGATAACTTACAGCAATACCAAACATTATTGCGTGAGGAATCTGCAAAACTTCCAGAGCTAATTCCTGAATGGTCGAATGAAGATGTAGCTGCTAAAGGACGAATTGAGCTTAAAGAATATTTAGTTAAGCAAGGTGTAACTCCTGAAGAATTAAACGGATTGGTAAAAGCAAATCATGTAGCTATTTTATATAAAGCTATGCAATTTGATAAAGGTAAAAACAAGACTGCAAAAAGAAGAACACAACAAACCAAAAATAATGGGACAAAAGTTCTTAAAAGCGGAAACAGAAAGCCACCAAAGGCAGTTAAAAGTGATAAGTATAAAAAAGCAACCTCAAGATTAAAAAAAGGTGGTAAATGGCAAGATGCACATGAAGCCGTTACCATGTTGTTAAACGAATAATTATTTTATAAAGGAATAAAGATATGGCTATTATAGCAAATACATATACTAGATATTCTGTAGTGGGTATTCGTGAAGAATTATCCAATATCATTTATAACATTAGTCCTGAAGAAACACCGTTTCAATCTAACGGTGGCAGAGAAACAGTTAAAAATACATTCTTTGAATGGCAAACTGATTCCCTAGCAGCTGCAGCGACTAATTACCAAATTGACGGTGATGATATTGCGGCTTTCCCAGCGACTACTGCGACTACAAGACTAGGCAATTACACAAACATTTCAAGAAAGCTAGTAATTCTAGCTGATAACTTACAAGAGATTGACGAAGCTGGTAGAACTTCAGAACTTGCTTACCAACTAACTAAAATGGGACAAGAGCTGAAAAGAGATCAGGAAGCAACTCTTTTAGCTAACCAAGCTGCCGTAGGTGGTGCTGCGGGAACAGCTAGACGAACAGCTGGACTTCCGGCATGGCTAAAAACAAACTCAGACAGAGGAACAGGCGGGACTGATCCGACAGTTTCTGGTGGTGTTGTTAATGCTGCTGCTGGTGATGCAACTGCTGGTAACATGAGAGCTTTTACAATAGATATTTTAAATAATGTTATTGAAAAAGTATGGACAGAAGGCGGCACACCAAAAATGCTTATGGTTGGCCCTCACAACAAAACTGTTGTGTCTGGTTTCTCAGGTATTGCAGCTAATAGGTATGAAGTTAAAAAACCTGAAGCTGGGGTTATCATTGGCGCTGCTGATATTTATGTATCAGACTTTGGCTCAATTAATATTGTGCCTAACAGATTCCAAAGAGAAAGGGACGGATATGTCCTAGATCCTGAGTTTTACTCAACTTGTTTCCTAAGACCAATTAGAGTGATTGATCTTGCGAAAACCGGTGATGCTGAAAAGCGCATGGTATTAAGTGAATATGGATTGAAAGTTAAGAACGAAGCTGCTCTTGGAGTATGCGCTGACTTAACAACTTCATAAGTTATTTAATCAGTAATAAAGGAGTGGCGGTTTAAGACCGCCACTTCAAACAAAATGACAGAAAAGAAAAGATTAATAAGTTTCGATAATGTAAGTAAGATTTCTAATAATTTTACTTTTGAAGAAGATACATCTGGAGAAGGCAAACATGATTTTGTTCTTTCGAGAGAGCAAGATGTTAGCGATATTTTAAAAGAAAACAGAGATCAATTTAACGAAACTGATAAAAGAACACCATACGGAGCTATGTCTAAGGTGGCATCAATTCCTATGGTTGTGTATTACGATTTAAAAGAGAAGGGAATTTTAGATGATCAAAAGGCATTAAAAAAATGGCTTAATGATCCAGATAACAAAGCATTTAGAACAAGGGAAGGAACTGTTTAATGGCAATAACTAATTATACAGAATTAAAGTCATCATTAGCAGATTGGTTAAATAGATCTGATTTAACAACAGTTATCCCAGATTTTATTACATTAGCAGAATCACAATTTAATAGAGAAATACGAAATAGAAAAATGATTAAAAGAGCAACAGCTACTATTGATTCTCAGTATAGTGCTGTTCCTAGTGATTGGTTACAGACAGTAGATTTTGTGGTCGAAGCAAATCCTGTTGTAACTTTAGATTTTATAACAAATGAGCAACTTGATAAGTATAGAGCAAAATATACTACAGGCGGCACACCAAAATTTTACACAATAGTAGGACAGGAATTAGAGGTTTTACCCGTTCCTGATACAGCAACCTTAACAGGCGAAATAACATACTATAGTAAAATCCCAGCTTTATCAGGAACTAATGCTACTAATTGGCTTTTAAATAGTAGCCCTGATATTTATCTATATGGAAC